TTTGAAGATTAGTGATTTTGGTTACATTAGAATCTAAATCGGTAATGATATTATCTATTCTGGTCGCATTGGAGTCCAAATCAGTTTGAAGATTAGTGATTTTAATCACATTGGAGTCCAAATCAGTTTGAAGATTGGTGATTTTGGTTACATTAGAATCTAAATCGGCTTCGAGTGCGACACCCGTGAGTGTTGTACCATCTCCAAAATAACTCCCGCTATTAACGGTTATGTTGTTTTGTACAAGAAGATTACCATCAATTTCTACTAACATTCTGTGATTTTCATCCGTAAAATCTAAAATGTGATCATCTGTAAATGTATTTTGTGTGTAGCCAATCGTAAACTTGTGATCAACGGCGTGATAAATGAGCCCAACGTTCGCATATGTGTCACCGTCTTTGTGTTCAATCATGAAACCCGAATCGAGGTTAGTCGAACTGTTGTTTGCGCCGACACCGAAAATTCTGTCTCCGATGATAACACTTGTGGAAGAAATTAATGTCGTGTTACCACCCAATGTAATGTTTCCCAGAAATTCAGCTTCGGCTGCTGTGATCACGTACGTACCATTTTCATTGACGAACACCGGTGAATGTATGAGTGTGCCATCGTTGTCCACCATCGGCAAATATTTGTTTACCGGATCTGCGAGGCCCGCAATCGACACGTTGCTTCCTATAGCGATGTTTCCAGACGTATTGAGACCTGTGAGGTTGATCGTGTTCGACACGGTGTTCCCGGTATTCACGACTTGTTCCAGTGTTTGGAGCTTCGTCAACAAGTTTTCGGGTGCAATCTTCTTCATGTCGTTATTGGTTTCATTGACATACACGTAGTTGGGAGATGAAGATATGGGTGCGTTTGGAATGTCATTCGAACGCCCGACACCCGTCACAAAAACGACACCGTTATTTTCATGCGCCCTAATACAAACACCCACGTTTTGAATTTGGTCACCCAAACCATATGGTTTTGAGTTCATGATATTACCCGCACTCGTGTTGCTCACGTAGACGGTTTGACCTTCTGTGTACCCAAGTGTATTAATACCGGTCACCTTACCATACGCCACCGCGACGCCTTCTTCTCCGGGAGCCACATCTTCGTGGATGAGACCGATGGCCGGCATGGTTGAACTCGAATCAGATTTTGCGAGTGCCACATTTGCGACATTATTATTGAATGAATCTACGATGTAGATGGCGTTACCTTTATGGAGTGTATCTCCGGTGTTATTATGAACTTTAATGAAGTTGTGTATATTGAAATCATTTACCCAATTCGCGCCATCGTATGTGAGAAGGTGATCCGTTTGTGGACTCGTGATGATTACATTTGACAATTGGTCGAGTTTGACGCCCACATTAGACGTGAGATCGGTGGTAAACGCCGTCGTTGCATTGTTTAGGTAGAGGGTTTGGGTCGTCACGTTCCCATTGAGTGCGATTTGTTCCAAATTACTCGCGATGTTAGACAAGAAACCACCGTCACCAATAAATGTGGTAGCTGTCACATTTCCCCCCACGACTACGTTTGCGTCTACAATTAAACCGGTCGTTACGTTAGAGAATGTGATCGTATTCGCTCTTGATATTTCACCTCTTAGTATACTCACATTCGACTGTAAATCCGTTCGTAGTTCCAATGTGTTTGAAGCCATCTCACCCCTGATGACACTTAAATTTGACTCCAATTCACTGTATTTGACGACGTTTGTTAAATTTGAGCCATCCCCAATAAAAGTTGTCGCAGTCACATTTCCACCCACGATGACGTTTGAATCCACCTCTAGACCCGTTGTCACGTTTTCTAAATACATTGTTTCGGTCGTGACGTTTCCATTTAGTGAAATTTGTTGTAGATTACTCGCGATATTAGATAAGAACCCACCGTCACCAATGAATGTGTCTGCTGTGATGTCACCATACACGTGTACGTTGATTGCATTCGATGTATCAGGTGTGAGTTCAGAATCATCGGGAGAACTGAGAGTGTGACCGATGATGAATTCATTACTCGCACCCCTGTAACCGAAGGCGACATTTGAACTTCCTTGGTACACGAGGACAATCAAACCCGTATCCAAAGATGAACTCGTGTTGTTCGCACCGAGCGCTAATATAGGGTCTTCTATGAGCAAGTTTTGTGTGGAGAGATACGTCGTGTTTCCGCGAACTTCGAGGTCTCCATAAATGAGCGTGTCTCCGGACACAGTGAGACCACCTGTAAAGGTCGCGTCATCACCATAAAAGTCTACACCCGTGATGTTATCGTCCGCCAATATCTCACCCGCCACGTGTAAAGTCTTTTGGGGCGTGGGTGTATTTATGCCCACACTCCCACTCGTAATCAGAGACAGTGCGTTTGAAATAGATATGGTTCTATCAGTCGCATTACCGTATTCAGTCACGTGTTGAAGGCTAATGTTTGAAATCGCGCCACCGTCACCTGTAATCACACCCGTAAACACGGGATTATCTACATTTGCTTTGAGAGCTAGATTTGATTGCATCTCTTCGCGCATAGATATGGTGTTCGCGGCCATCTCACTACGAATGATACTCAGGTTCGATTGAAGTTCCGAACGCATAGACAATGTATTTGCGGCCATTTCACCGCGAATGGTAATGGTATTCGCCGCCATCTCTCCGCGAATGATAGTCAAATTTGATTGAAGTTCGGAACGCATAGACAGAGTGTTTGCAGCCATCTCGCTTCTTAAGGTCAGTGTGTTCGCTTCCATCTCATCACGGATGATCACCAGGTTCGATTGGAGTTCAGAACGCGTAGACAAAGTATTCGCCGCCATCTCGCTTCTCAAAGTGAGTGTGTTTGATTCCATTTCACCTCGAATGGTCGACAAGTTCGATTGAAGCTCCGAACGCATGGATACCGTGTTCGCGGTCATCTCGCTTCTCAAAGTGAGTGTGTTTGATTCCATCTCGTCTCTCAAAATATCCACATTGGATTGCAAATCCGAACGCAAAGTGATAGTGTTTGCAGCCATTTCATCACGCAAAGTGTCTACATTCGATTGCAAATCCGAACGCAGTGCTAGCGTATTCGCTTCCATCTCATCTCTCAAAATGTCTACGTTTGATTGAATGTCTTGTTGAATAAGAATCACATTCGCAGACAAGTCACTGTATTTCACAACATTAGATATGTTTGAGCCATCACCGGTAATGTTATCCGCTGTGAGGTTACCGTACACCCGCATCTCTATAGAATTTGACGTGTCTACGTTAATGTATCTGTCGCTCGCCGAACTGTATGTGTATCCTATCACGTATTCGTTGCTCGACTCTATGAATGCCGCCGTGACGTTAGATTCTGGGCGGGTCATCACGATACCGAGATCGAAACGAAAATCGGAATCCGTGTTATTTTCACCGAGTTCTACGATTGCATCTTTCACTCTAAGATTTTCTGAAGAAATGAGAGTTGTCTCACCCAATACTATGAGATTACCAGTTATGTAAGCGTCTCCTCCTACAGACAATTCATGCATCGGATTTGTGTTTGCGATACCAACATTAGATGCGGTCACAAATCCCGTCGTTGCGTTGTTAAATTCGACAGTTTCTGTGGTTGTATTTCCATTTTCGGTGACACCCTGTAGATCCTGTGGGGCTATGGGTGCTCCGGAGTCCACTATTTCTTTGGTGGTCACATCGTAACACAGTGCATTCGATGTTAGCCCCGTGTTTGTCCGAATGGGAGCCACATACAAACCCTCGTCTGACGCCTCTATGACGTTAGACGAAGCATTTATAATTATGGTGTTCAATGCTTGTTCATCTGGAACATGCTTACCTATCCTGATCCTTTCGGATTTTTCGATAGTGTTAAGGTTTTTCACCATTTATATTAGAGCTCATTTTATTTCTACCCACCCTGTCTTTTTGTATACATAAAGTCCGTCATTTTCCGTTTCATATACCATGAGACCCGGTTCAGGGTTTTGTATGTTTTCTATATCCGTTAGAGTCATTCTAGGCAATAAAAACCCACTCGTTTTAGAATTGAGTGTTAAAATTGCCGATGGATGACTTTTGTGTGTACCCAGTGCCAATTTACCATTTCCATCGAGTGTCATGTTTGAATTTAACTTTCCATTTGTGCCCCTCGTTTTAAATACGATACCACCTGGTTTACCACCCGTCGTTCCATTGTTTGCTTTCGTGTATCCATTTATTTCCGCGAGTTCATTTATATTCAATGATTTGACTTCACCCAACCTAGATGTTAACTGGGGAGTTCCGTGTGTATACAATGTATTGGAGCGAACTCTTTCGGTATCTATTTCTTTCGATGATACCGTATTATTCACGACGAGGTGTGTGTTCGTCACATTGGAACACGACATTACGTGTTCGAGTGACACGTTAGAAATCAAGTGTCCATCACCTTCGAGTGGCGCATCTTCGAGTGTTTGTATGCGCTCCCGTATGTCTGGTAAATCTTTAGTGGATTCTAGTTCAGTTTCACACGCATCTACACGCTTTTCGATTGGTTCAAAGCGCTTGACTTCTTTGTGTAAATAATTGAATGTGTCTACCTTGACTTTTAGTGCATCGACCTCCACGAACCGCGTTAGTGTATTTTCCACATCAGTTATTCTTTCTGTGTTAGATGCTACCACTGGTACAATCTTTTTGGTTTCATGAATGATAGGTGTTTGTGTGTTTATAAAATCCACATCTTTTCTGAGTGTCTGAATCTCCGGAAGAACGCACACCTCTTTTTGAAGAGATGCGATATCGTTTTCACATGTAGTTATTCTAGGGAGTTCCTTTTCGATTGCAGACACGCGTGGTTCTACGCGGGACACCCTGCCTTCTATGACTGGTATTACATTTTCGAGTGGTATGAAACGTTCAGTTTCTTTCTTTAGTGCTTCTATTTCCGCTTCAATCACAGGTTTCGCCTTCTCGAGCGGTTCAAATCTGGGTATTTCCTTTTCGAGTGTAGACACCCGCACATTTGTCGCATCGAGTTCCACAGACTTTGTGATTCCATATAAGGTCGTACCGTCTCCATAAAATGACTCAGCAACAATTTTTCCATCAGAGTTGATGTTTCCTTTCGCATGTATTCGATTGTTTACGTACACGGAGCGACCAACATTTACATCTTTTGAAATATCCAGTATATTGAAATAATCATTAAAATCTGCTATTTGATCGAGTGTGATGTTAGACAATAGACCTCCATCGGCTTTGAGTTGCCCAACAACGTGTAAGTTTTCTACGACTTCACCTATGTCTATATTTAAGTCGTACTGAACGTTCGACAAGAGACCGCCATCTCCCACAAACTGCACGGCTTCGACGGATCCTTTAAATTTGGTATTCTCACTTACGGTCAAAACACCCTGTTTTTTATCGTGAATGACACGAATACCATGTATGTCTAGCCCTACGTCTTCACTCTTTTTACATCCTTCTCCTACGCGTAACACGGGTGTGTACACATATTGTTCATTAATCACGGACACGTTCACCACTTCCAAGTTTTCAACTTGAAGTTCATTTAATTTTAATTTAGTGCCACCTATGTCTACTACCTCTTTCGTGATCGAATCATACGCAAGTAAGTTCGATGCCGTTGCATTTCGTATTGGACTTATGTATAATCCGCTGTGTTTGATATCACGAATGGCTTCATCTGATGCATTAAACACAATGGAGTTTCTTGGCTGACCGGAATCCGCGTGTTTTCCAAGTCGTACCATATCGGTAGGCTGATTCAAACCAGAATTCTTTACCATTTAATATAGCGATGCATTTTAATTTGCGTATACTAAACCAGCCATACCGTTTTCAACTCTCAATATGTTGTAATTGACCGCATATATAGGGTCTGTAATATTCATACTTTCACTAATAATCTTTGCCGAATCAAGGCGGCTAAAGTTGAGCGTACCTGTGGGCTGTAAAGAGCTCGTCAAAAGACAGAAACAATACAAGAAAATATCTGGAGATGTCACATAATTCGTGTGATAATATGCCATCACATCTATGAAATGTGGTTTCGCCCATCTGAACTTGCCTATATCGAGTCCATTTATATTTAATTTAATGCGGTTGGATTTGGATGTCAAAGCACCGCTCGATGTCGTATCGGAACATGCGAGATATTTCACTGGGTGATTAAATGTGAGGTCTTGGATGAGTTCACCCGATGGGATATTCTTTTGAACTTGTGTGATCAACATTTCGTGGTTTCTAGACGCGATGTTTCCTCTTTCTTCGTTGTCCAAATAATAATAGTTGGCGTAAACATCGTAGTTATAGTTCGAATTCACACCGTCCCCCCAATAAATGCGCAATTCCACATTGTGATAATGCAAAGCAACTATCGGTAGAGCACACTGCGGGCCTTCACAAAAGAAGAACCGAAGTGGATAAAAGTAAGAACGGGAGCTCGTACCACCTGGGTGTGGACCATTTGAACTCTTCGTGACGTTTTGAGCGAATGTATCTATGGCTATGTTCTCTGTAAACGCGGAATCTTGAGAATCTATGAGGTGTCCACCGATATAAAGCTCAACTTTATTTATAATTTGTGACCAATCAGCTTCATCTTTGGCCTCGTTGTTATCATCCATACATATAAATACGTATCCAAGCATATCGCCGGTCTTCTCAAATTTCACTGATGACATGGAGTTACTTTTCACATTCCCCTGTAACAGTTGTTTTTCAACGGACTGTGAAAAATTTGAATGCCGTTTAAACGTCGACGAGAAAAATGAAATCTCTGGCTCACCCATGATGTGTTCATCTTGGGCTCCGATGGCTATCAATTGCACGACACCCGCCGACATTTATAATAATAAAAGGTAAAAAATGTACGTACCTAACGCCCCGACTCCACGAAGGGCATATTCCTATTTTTGCAGACAAATCTAAAAACTAAAAAGTTGTCGGCGCCATCCGTGATGGTGGTGCCATTTTCATCTCTGAGCGTAAACGTCAATCTATCGAGTTTTCTGATTGGCGTGACATACTGAGATAACACGTCGTATTCGTTTTTGAATACGATTGGATTGGAACCACCCTGAATCAATGTACCGAAGCCATTGTTCAAAGTCGTCATGTCCGCTTGACCTTCAAAAATATTAGAAGTTCTTTGTGCGAAATTAGTGTTTAATTCATTGATCGATATGTGACACACATTAGAACCAACTGCATCAATTCTAGCGGCAGAGAGCCGAGCTTGAACGATATTTTCCAATGGTTGCGTGAGATGCACAGTGAAAGTATTTTTACTATCTTGGCCGATGGTATCCACCGTTATGGAATGATACTCGTACTCAAAATCTGGTAATTGTGTGCGCGTCGCAGTCACAAGACTCATTTACAATAACTTAGATTAAAGATCCACCAATTCCGCCGACAATCTTCGCGTCAGCGCTTCTGCGAACGAACGCTTGGTCACCACAGATACCACCTGGAGACAAGGACTTGGTGTAGTACGCGGAGTCCTTGGATCCTGGAACACACTCGATCTTGTGCTCCAAGTCAAAAATGGATTCGGCAGCGCCTTCGGGGGCTGGTTCGATGTTGATTGGTCTGGGCTGGTACTCACTGCGAACACCCGCGAAGGTCACGAGGACCGACAAGAGGCAGAACACAATGACGATGGCCGTGAGGGTGTTTCGGTTTGTGGCGTTAAGCTTCATTTATTATGTATCCAACATTTTTATATAAAGTGCGTTAAAGAATTTGGATTACTTTCAAAGTACAGAGTAATGGACGGTGAAATCGTACTCGACCGGAGTCATGGTCATGTCATGAAACTAGATGATGATGAACAGGCGCTGATGGATGAGATTGAGATTGAAGCCCCGCGTCCACGTTCTGCCAAACTTGTACCCAAACCAAGTGTGTATCGCCCACCACAGCGTGCGGCACCAGAAGTTCAAGAAGACATCGATGCCTTCGCGAATCCAACGAAACAGAGTGCTCCTCCACCACCACAAGACGAACCAGTCGATTACGGTGAATACGAAGAGGAATACGAGCAGCAGCCATACATGCAGGGTGATTACGCCATGCAAGAAGAAGAACGTCCGTCTCCTGGATACAAAAGCATAGACGAGGAGAAGGCGGATCTCGTAAACAAGCTCAGTCGTCTCGAAAAGAAGGGGTTCACCGTGAATAAGCGTCTCAATGTGTACTCGAACATTGATGATCTTAGAACCGAAGTGAAGAGAATTACCTATAGTATCGATGTAGACAAGTCTATCAAGTTCTCCAGGCGTATGCTCATCGCGTGTGTCACAGGCCTTGAGTTTTTGAATAAGAAGTATAATCCATTTGAGATTCAACTCGAAGGCTGGTCTGAAAACGTGATGGAAAACGTAGACGACTACGATGAGGTGTTTGAAGAACTTTACGTCAAGTACAGAACGAAGATGCACGTCGCTCCAGAAATCAAGCTCGTGATGATGCTCGGTGGTTCGGCGATGATGTTCCACTTGACGAACAGTATGTTCAAGTCTGTCATGCCTAACATGAATGACATTCTCAAGCAAAATCCAGGACTCGTGCAAAACATGGTGGATGCCGTGAAGAACACGACACCGAGAGGTGCGATGGAAGCGCCATCCAGTGAACCATCGGGTGAACGCTACGAAATGAAGGGTCCTGGTATCGATATATCCAGCTTGATGGGTAACATCATGATGCCCCCGACACCACCCATGTCTACGTCGGCTCCACAGCCGATCCCGCAAGTGGACGACGATGACGACGATGCAATTTCCGACATCGTAGAAGCCCCAGAAGAAGTTGAAGAGGAAGAGGACGTCAAGGAGGTCAAGGTCTCAGGAACCACTAAGGGAAAGCGTGGTCGTAAGAAGAAGTCAGTAGAAATAAATTTGTAAGCGTACAGTATAAATGATAGGGTACTGTCCCATCGAGGAAGAGGCGCCAGTGCGCCAAGTCCCTCAGATGCGTGCTCCATCTCAGAGAGCTCCGGCTAAGAGCTCTCCAATGGAAGACACGGAGACGAACTATGTGGTCTTATTCTTTATCGCGGGCGTTCTCGCACTCGCCGCTATGGATTCTATTAAAAAGTAAACAACAACCTTTTACCATTCACACAGCACGTGAATGGTAAAAAGAGAAATTTAAGCGTTTTCAAGTTCTTCGACCATTTCCCGGAGTTCATTGATCGCGGCGACCGTGTATGATATCAGCCCCACGTAGTCTAGTTTTGCGTGTTCTTCACCCCAATCTTCGTAGTTAGGTTCGTTCTTCGTTTCGTTCGGGTGTGCATCCTTCCCGAGCTGTACCAAGTGTCTCAGTTCTGGAGCATCGTAGTAGATGTCTTGTGCGATGAAACCGGACTCCGTGAGTCCATTCTTTTCGTACACATACGGTTTCAGTTTGGAAATCGTGTCTAGGGAATTCACGATGATCTCGGAGTTTGATTTAGCTCTCGCATCAGATGTTTGGGATACTGTTATGTTTGTCAAGTTACTTCCATCGCCGTAGTAAAATTCGGCAAATATGTTTCCGTTTATTACCAAATTGCCACCATTTGCACCGCGATCCGTGTAATGACTTGTTCCGAATGATATATCGTGTTGTGGATTCGTATTGTGAAATCCAATTCTCCCGGTTGTATCAGATGTATAACTTTCTGTTATGTAATTAACCGATACACACGCGGTTACTGGATTAACCCATGTGGGAAGTCCGGTTGTTTGATCTACGGCTAATAATTGACCCGCAGTACCTACAGGTAAGCGTTCGAGTGTATCTGTGGCTGAAGCGTATATTATATCACCAGTTTGAAATCCAGAAATACCACTCGTAGAGCTCAATATGATGTTACTTTCTAAACTCGTCAATGTAGATAAAATACCTGTTATAGCGGGTAATGAATTGACATCCGTCCACTGGGGTACACCGGTACCACTCACAGTGAGCACATTATCTTGTGTCGCACTTATACCAAGATTAGACAAATTTCCACTCGTAGATGCGTACACTAAATCACCTTTACTGAAATCGGATGTGATACCAGACGTGTTTGTTATGATCTTTTTTTGATTGAGTGTATTTATCCTAGATGAATTATCATCTAAATCAGTTTGTGATACGATCGATGTCAGGTTAGAACCATCGCCATAAAAAACACTCGCTGTAACGTTTCCAGATACCGAAACGTTTCCACTCGTTTCAAACGAGGTTGTAGGATTTGAAAATGTAACACTATCTGTTGTGGTACTCCCTCTCGTGGTGACCTGTTGGAGTGTGGGTGTCACGGTTCCCTGACCGGATAAATTAGACAATTGTGAGCCGTCACCTATGAGGTATCCACCCACAGTCAAATCCCCACCTATTTCTATATCGTGAGTCGTCGTTCTGCCGTTATCTGTGACACTCTGAAGAGTTACTGACGAAAGATCTATACTAGGACCAGCTGGACTTTTCGCTGTATCTCTTCCCGTCGAACAACACGGCATTCTAAAATTACTTTTTATTATTTTTGAGTCTTTCTATGCGCTCTCTTAGTTCTTGAATTGATTTCACCACATAGGATATGAAATGTAGATACCTTAAACACGCGTGACGTTTACCCCAATCTGAATAATCTGGTTCGGGTGCGTCATCATTTGGGTTGGCATCTCTACCCAGCCACACGATGTGTCTTAATTCTTTTACATCGTAGTACATTTCCTGTGCGATGAATCCAGATTCGCGTTTGTCATCTTTATCATATAACTTTGGTACAAGTCTACTCAATTTATCTAGCGCATACGAAATATTTTTAAATTTTGATTTAAGTCTAAAATCACTATACACATCTAGATACCCATATTTTCCATATACACGTGTAAGTCCAGAAAGACCAAATGTGGTAGAACCGGGTACAGTTGAGGTTTGAGGAAATACTAATTTACTCCCATCACCATGTAAAAATTCGGACCTAATATCTCCTAAAACGTACAAGTGAAACTTTACTCCAGATGGATGCTTATCTGAACCAGTCCCATCGTACGAAATTCCGCTATCTTGATAAAATCCACTTTTTGAAAATCTTGCTGTAAAGTAATTTGTGTTCTGATTTACCTGTATTCTATCAGTCCATGTTCTTATTCTTTGACCTTCTGTATCAACTCTTAAACTTATACCACCTCCATCAGTGAAAATGGGTGGAATTCTTAATTTAAATGGGTCAGATATGTAATCATCTTCTAGATCATTAGTTGGATGTAACCACATTACATTTTCACCCCTTTCGTCTACGCGCAAAATGCGACCCCACCCGGTACCATAGGCTCCAGTAGTGAGATGTGTATTATCCGCAGTCGTTTCTCTCGCGAGATTTCTCAAATCACCGGTTTCGTGTCCGTATAGTATATCACCCGTATTCATAGATGTTAAGTTATTTGTGTTAGAAAACATGGGATTGTTTATTACTGATAAAGCTCTTCCGGGTACATCGGTAACATCTTCTATATCCGCCCACTCGGGATGTTCAGTCGTTGTATTAGCGAATAACACTTGATTTGTTGTACCTATGCTTAGTTTGTCTAACACGCCATCACTCGTAGACGCGAGTAAATCACCCTTTGTAACGTCCGTGAGTCCACTCGTATTTGTGATGATGATATTAGACTCCGTCGCCGTTATTTTAGAATCAAGTGCAGAGAGTTCATACACATTCGCCACCCCGTCTAAAAACTCACCGTTTCCAATGAGTTCTGAACACGTGACGTTTCCGTTCACGATCACGTTTCCATCGGTGTACACGTCTGAAAATGACACTTTATCACTCGTAGAAGCGCCGTATCCTGTGACCGCTTGTAAGTCGGGTACACCGGGATTACTCGGGACGTTTGTCACAAAACTTCCATCGCCTATAAATAACCCATCTGTCGTGACACTTCCATAAACTTCCACGTCATGAGTAGTCGTGTTACCATGTGATGTCACCGTTTCCAAATCTATGATTATTTCATATGGGTCGTAATATTTCTTATACGCCCGCCCATAATCTACACACGGCATCTTGTAATTAGGCTACAATTTTATCAAACACTGCCCTCGCGCGAAATCGTCTGGTTCTTCCTCTTTCATCTTTGGCATTTTGAAGCCACCCTGTTTATACACCCGTAGACGTTTGTTATACATGGCGTGACACACGGACCACTGGTCGAAGATGTCGTAAATGTTTGGGTTGTTCTTCTTTCCTTTCGTCTCACGCATGATTCTGCCTATGGACTGGACGATATCCGATTTAGGGGTCGCGAGAATCACTGTGTCGAGCGTCGGTATATCCAGTCCCTCGTGTGCCTGACTAAACGTCGCGAAAATGATCTTTTTCTTACTAGATTCCGTGAGTTCTGATTCTTTCATACCACCCATGTAGAGTCCGGACGTTTTTGGAAAACACTGTTGAAGCATCATGCAGTGTTGACGACGGTCACTCAACACGAGTAATTGTCTAGTACCCTTCGTGATGCGTTTAATCAGGTCGACTAACATCTTGTTTCGGTCGCGGTTCTCTGAGAGTTCTGTGATCATCGTGGAGAGTGAGAGCTTCCCGAATCGCGTACATGGCGGAGGGTCTCTGAAACGGGGACACTCAAACTCAATTGGAAACACCTCCACGTCTTGTTGATTCTCCCGTTCCACCGCAAAAAATGTGGGACCCATGAACCAGTGAAGCACCTTCGTGAGTCCATCTTTCCTGTTTGGTGTCGCCGACAAACCGAATATGTGATTGGGACACATCTTAAACAGGGATTGACTAAACACCTTCGCGCATATGTGATGCGCTTCGTCTACTATGACCGTGCCTATGCTGTCGAAATCACCAAACGAGTATTCCTTAAGGGATAGAGACTGTAACATGGCGATGACGAAATCACACTCAACCTCTTTCTTGTTTTGTTGTACACGACCGATGGTCGCACCCGGACAAAACTGTTTGATGCGTTCTTCCCACTGATTCGCGAGGAATTCCTTGTGTACGATGATCATGGTTCGGTACCCGAGTTTACACGCGATGGCTAATGAAACGGTGGTCTTCCCGAACCCGCACGGTAGGCTGAGGACCCCATGACCTGCGTCAATAGCCGCAGCAAGTGCGGCGTTCTGATGGGTGGCGTCCCGGAGAGTTCCATGGAATCGGGTAGAAATTCGTGTAGGCACAGGTCGCTTATCCTCCACTGGTTCTCCCAGTTTACTAGTTCCGTAGTATCTTGGAACGCAGATTCCGTTCTTAGTTGGTCTAAATACCTTGAAAGGGGGAGGAGGAAAGCCAAAATCATCGTTGACGATGGCCCTTACCGTGAGCTCCTTTTTTATTTCTGGAGGTGGATTGTTTACGATGTATCCACTCCGCGTGAGCATTCTAATGTATTAAAGGGTAAAAACTTTAATAGACTAGAAACATGCCCGTTCTTAACGTGGAAGAGAATATTGAAAAGATTTCGAATGATCTCGAAAAGTTGCATCAAGAAATTTATAGACTACAAGGAAGTCTTCGTGTCTTCTTGGGATTTAAGGAGGCTGGTCTAGAGGAGATTGATGTCCCGGAGAAGGAGTCTGAATCGTCTTAATGACCCATGCGTAACCACTATGGTTTGCGACGTTCCAAGCACCACTAAAATTTACTGACATTTTCACTTTGTCACCTTTAGCTAGAGATTGTACGGGTGTGTCACCTTCGACGGTACACATCACACGTCTGTATCTGAAAGGTACTTTTATAGTCAAGACGTTCCCTTCGAGTGGATCGTCCACTCGATTTTTATTTATGATGAATCTAGACTTAGACTCTTGAAGACCGTGTATGTAATCACGAGTTCTGTTATCGACCTCCACGCGTATGTACATTTTAGAGTTGAAATCATACATGGGTGTGTATACCGTGCCCTCTATTGGAATCATGATTTTCTGGTATATATCGTTATTAAAATTAAAGCTATAAGTATGAATAGAATGTGCGTGACTAACACGGGTTGTAAAGGGTAACGGGTCCCGAATCGTTCGTGGCAGAATGAACGTCCGACCTCCACAGCCGCTTCGATACTCGAGTACGGCGTGTATCTCGGAGACATCATTCCACATAGCGCCACGTGTTTGTTTTCGCCAAAGAAGGGTACTTGTCCGCGAAGACTCAAAACACCCGAAGACTGATCGAAGTGCCACCGACCATCCTTCCACTCGGCACCCCACCCTATGCGTACATTCCTCGGTTCGGGAACACCGAGTTGTTGAATCACACTGGGTGTGAGTACATCTGGGTGCGTTGTTAAGACGTCTTCCGTGAGTTCACACACGACACACGAGATGGTCTTACCATCGGCGAGAACCACGGGTTGTAAACGAAGTGGTGTTTCCATACCGAACTCCAAATCTGAGCGTATCCGTATGGGCTCGTCGTAGTCGAGTAAGACGTTAATACACCCGTAAGTGCTCGGACCTATCTTCTTTGTTATGTCTTCGCCCCAATTCTCACCTACCAATTGGAGTGCTTTACTGTTGTCTACACACAAGACGAGTAACCCGTCGTTTATGGTGACCCCGTCCCTGAATTTAGCCTCGTATCCGTCCTCGAGGTACTCGACAGACTCGAGGTGTGTGTTAAACATGAATGTCGCGCCGTTATCCAAGAGCGCCTGTTGCATCGCGTCGCTCATCACTTTTCCGGATACACTCTGTGTGTACTGTTTAGACATGCCCACGTGGTCGAAACTTTTTACGAACTCGTACGCGGACATGGTCTCCCAGTCAACTCCGTCCATGATAAACGTGAGCGTTTGAATCAGACGTTCACCACTCGAAGTCATGTTTCCCAAAGCATCTTTGAGTGAGATGGACTTGTACTTAGTAGGCCTCGCCAACACACGTCCCGCGAGAGAGGCGAGAACCCCGTAATCCTTGATACCTAAATTTCTGAATACGGTTTTGTAAACATCCGTCTTCGCGGGTTGAAACACGTCGTCCCATTCGATTCCCATCTCTCTGAAAAGACTATCGGTGTTTACGAATGCGTTATCAAACACGATTCTGTGTGCGTGTAAATCACGGGTCTCTGTTTCTGGTTCCCACCAAGAACCACCCGCCGATGGTTTGCGATCATATATGATGACCTCGTGGTCGGTGGACCTGAGAAGTTCCCACGCGACAGACATGCCTGTGGGTCCGGCACCCACGATGTGGACTCGCATTTATAATAGTATGCCAAAAAAATATACACATATTATAATGCAAGCTGGAAAGGAACTCAAAAAATTACAAAAGGCGAGGGACGCACAAAAAAAGAAAGTAGAAAAAAGTTATAAAAAATATGATAAAAAACACGTGGCAGGTAGTAGACGTACACCCGTTTATGAAAAAAAGTATGAAACTAATTACAATAAATTGAAAGAAATAAATAAAAAACTTAATAATAATGCGTCTAAAACGTTAATGAAAGAAAAAGGTTTGTTGGGAAAAGATAAAGCACTATCACTTCTTAATGAAATAGAAAGAAAAGGAAAAAATATACCTAACATACCACAAAATATAAAAAATATCATAACCAATCAACTAAAAAGTAGACCAAAGATAAATGTGACTCGAGAATTGGTGTCAAATTTTAAAAACTATCCATTCCATATTCAAAAGAAGATCGTAGATTTGTTGTATAACACGAACGTTCCAGTCAAAAATATCATGAATTATGAAACACTCGAATACATAATGAACAGAATCGATTCAAACACGAACCGTATGATGTATAAACCAATTAAGCATTCAATAAAAATGAAACAATTTATGAATGAATACAAAAAATATTACAATTCTGGTAAAACTTATAAACAATTCGTAAATATAACTTATAAACTAAATAGTGCATTCAATTAGGCCGGAAGATACAACGCGTTCCGCGTGAGTTGGTAAAACACGAGGAGGGACACGGTCAAGAGTGTTTGAAAGTCTAGGTATTCCATGGACATGATGAGTAGAAACACGTTGAGAATCACGTGCATGGGTATTGGTTTCTCCGGTCCATACTTCGTGTAGAATCCGTACGTCGCCCCACCCGATAACAGAAGTGCGTTGATGGCAGTGGCGTACGATGGACGATACAAGAACCACGCGGTATACAGAAGTGAAACGTAAGATATGAATATAGAACGTCTACCAAGTTCCTTCATGCTGTCAACGATCAATAGAGGTTTCCTTTCCAACAGTTTAGATTCCCAATGTGGACCAAGTATTAAGTAGGAAACATATAGGATCACGAAAATATACCACATTTTTATTAGTATCTCAGAAAAAAAAATAAAAAAATATTTTTTTGAAAACTTTTTTTAGAAAAAAGAAATGTAAAAAATAATTTTTTTTCTAAAAATTTATGAGAAATATTATGTATAAAAAATACTTTAGGTATGATTTAGATATACCTCCTATATATACTCCGTCTTTTGGTTTGATTTATATATACCTATACTATTTTCATAAGAAATTTCTATCACAAAAAACAAAATAAAAAAAATATTTTTTTGAAAACTTTTTTTAGAAAAAAGAAATGTAAAAAATAATTTTTTTTCTAAAACTTTTCTGAGATCCCAAAAAATTCTATTAAAGAAAAAGCTCGAACCATGTCTAGAGATGAACCCATTAACACGAGCATACAATTACCACGTGATGCGCGCGGCGAGTAAGACTGTCGTGCCCGGTTACAAAGGTAAAGAACCCGTCGGGTGTGAAGCAGACATGCGTCGACGAACCGTCTCACAAAGTAAGGTACACTTGGTACACAAGACTGTTTGGGACCCCGAACGAATGACATACATCACGAAACATTACCTACCCGACGGTACTCCGTATAACGACATGACGTTAAAGAATAAAATATCTTCATAAAGTAAGGATGCGGACATGTGCACCAATAAAATTAATACCAACGCGCGTTAAACAGAAACGTAATACGTGGAAGTTTGCCGCGGAATTCTTGTGGCGTAAGAATTTTGTAAAAAATCAGTCCGAACTGGGTGCGTGGACTCGAGATCAGTTAATAGAGCTCGGTCCGACCTTTGTAAAATTAGGCCAGATTGTATCAACGCGCGCAGATCTTTACCCTGTAGAGTTTACGCGGGAGCTCGAATCTTTACAGGATAATGTCCCTCCGATAGAGATGGAACGTGTAAAAGATGTTGTAAACACTAACGATGTATTTTCGGAGTTCGACTACGAACCTTTTAAATCCGCGAGCATAGGACAAGTACACATGGCTAAACTGTTAGACGGTCGCGAAGTCGTGGTAAAGATAAAACGACCGGATATTTATGACATCATGAAGAGGGACACGGATAACATAGTGGACGTCGTAAACTTTTTAGAACGGGTGGGCATAGACACGGGTGCGACGTCTGGTAAGGTACTCGAGGAGTCCATAGAGTATCTATTGTCTGAATCGGATTACGGGAAGGAGATGGAAAACGCACACAAAATGCGTAAGGCATTCAAAGGTGTGAAATGGGTAAAGATCCCAAAAGTGTACGATGAGTTCTGTACGGAAGACATGATAGTCATGGAGTACGTGAAATCCGATAAGTTTACGGAGATTCGTGACGAAAAAGTGAACCCCAAAAAGATATGCGAAGCCCTGATAACATCTTACGTGATTCAAACTATGGAGAAAGGCCTGTTTCACGCGGACCCGCATCCGGGAAATTTGGGTTTCTCGGAAAATGGGAAACTCGTGTTTTACGATTTCGGGCTCGTGATAGACATATCCGACGAACTTAAGCTAGGTTTCCAAGACCTGTTTAAGTGTATCATAAACAGGGACACGAAAGGTATGGTCGACACGCTGATACGACTCAATGTGATCGTCCCCACGACATCCGATACGAGTGATATCGAAATATTTTTCAAAACGACTTTGAACTATTTAGAAACATTGGACGTAAGTGCTTTTAAAAATGATGTATTGGACGACGAAATACTCCTATCTCTCGCCAAAAAGAAGCCATTCACAATTCCTACGTCATTCGTGTATCTCGCCAAGGCCTTTTCTACTGTGGAAGGTACGTGTATAAAACTAGACGAAAATTTCAATTACTACGAATACTTGGAACCCATGATACGCGAACAATTCATAGACAGTTTTGATGTGCAAGACATGTTTTCGACATCTTTGGAGATGCCTTCGAGGATACGAAACATAAGTACGGCTGTTCTGGGTTTGGAAGAATCCAGAGCATCCATGAAACGTTCGTTAGAGAGGACTAGGAAAGAGATGCGGTACGCGCAATACAGTGTTTTGTCTGCGGTGTTTGCTGGGAACATGGTGGATCACCTACCGGCGTTTATATTATTATCTACGTTGAGTGCGTGGTTCGCGTTTACTTCTCATAAAAGTCGATAGAAACCTCTTCCTTTGGTTTCTTTTCTTCGACGAAGAAAGCTTTGTGGCTTTCCAAAATCTCACGGGAACGAATCTTTTCACCCTCCGCGATTTCGGAAAGCTTTTCTCTGATGCTCGTGAAATCATCCACGCGTTGCTTCTTCATTTTCTTACCGTACTTCTTGAACTTCTTGCGAATGGAGGCTATGTTAGCTGGAGTGGAGGTCGCGATGACAAACATTTATTATCTCTTGACATTTTTTCTCGGTGTAAAAACCGACTTTAAGAATTTACTAGACGCTATCATTTTTTGTGTCTTCACGGCCTTTTCAAACTTTTTTATATGATCCAAAGTCACGTTTTCGTTTCTCACCTTGTCGCGCACAAACTTCTTCTCTTCGCGTGTCATGTACGGAGACGCATTGATGTATTTGATTCTGTTTGTGATTCTCGCACTAATGATCGAGTTGACGATGCGACCTACTCTGGGGTCTTCGCGTTTTCGTTTACTTTTCAAAGATACGAGTGCATTCGCGACATTATTCATCTTACTATTATTTTACAAATTAATTTGCGCTATACGGTCTAACATATCACTTAAATAGAGACCTGAAAATGAAACGTTATTATTTCTGTATGAGAAATTACCACTATTACTCTTCTTTATGGTCTTCATGATTTTAACGCGCTTTTCGAGAGCTTTGAGTGCCTCGTCACTCTTTTGAATTTTTTCAAATTGTGAAGGTTTTATGCCTATGACATCTAGAATTCTTTCTACAGATGGAGAGTCTCGTTTATAAAGTTTGAGAAACTGATACAGCTGCGCCAAATAATTGACGAGTTCTGTCTTGTACACACTTAACACGCGGGTGTTGTTCATGTAATTCTCTATCATATCGTGTCCCTTGTACATACGACGCGCATCAGAAATTCGCACATTTTTGCGTAGATTATCATAGTTCAATAGGAGATCGACGACTTCCTTTCTCTTTGGTTTATTAAACACGATTCCTTGATTTATGTAATTGTCGTAAAGTTTCGCGCGTGTGGGCGCCTTTGATTTGTCACTCGGGAGCGTGGCACCTCTTTTGAGTCTGTTTACTATCTTGTTATATTCCCTCATACGTGAGAGTATTTCCCTGTTTATCATGTTCTCATTTTTGAGACCCATGTTTGAGAGTATATCTTTGATTGCTTTGTTACTCATCTTACTATTCCATTACAAATTAATATTAAGTCGCTTGAGTTTTTCCTCAAACTCTCTACGTTCACCCGGTGATTCAATCTTTTCACCCGTGGCGATGGCTCTGATTTCGGGGCCTGTTAAGTGCATCGCATCCGCGCGGAAATCCTTGAACGCCTCCATCGTGACGGGGACGAGTGGTTGGACGAGTTCATAAATTGCGTTCGCGTATTCCCTAATCTCCATTTGTGCGTGTTCGTCCATGCGTAGGTGAAGGTAGTGCATGAGATTATGGAGATTGATCTTCCAATAGAATTCCGTGTACGTCGATTGTGGGAGGTTGCCACGTGCCTGTTCCCGGCACGTACCCCTGTCGAGAAGGTCCTGGTACAACTCAAACGATTCGTTGAGCTTTTCAGAAACTTTAGAGGATAATTCGTCACCGACATCCACGACACCTTCTGAGCCCTGATTGTTTACTTTGGATTGCCCGCGTAGAATGTCGGGTTCGTAGTACTGTTTCGGCACGACGGAGTATCTGGCGGAGAGTTCGTTGATGCTGGCCATGCGGTGGCGCATATGCTGTCGAGCGATATAGATGGGCATTTTGATGTGAAACTTGAATTCCACCATTTCGAAGGGGGTGGTGTGCCAGTGTCTAAGGAGATATCGAATAAGTCCCCGATCTCCTCTTGAGGTTTTAGTCCCATCTCCATACGAGACTCGGGCGGATTGTACGATGGCCGCATCCAAATCTTGTTGAGGCATGTGGTCCACGAGGCGAACAAATCCGTGATCCAAGACATCTTTCTGCATGATTATTTATACAACGGGTTAAATCTTTAATTCGTTAACCTAAGTCATAGATGATACGAGTGTATTTAGTAACAGAATGGAGAGCATCTCTGACCTTTTGAGCGCACGCATAGAACTTTATGGAACCAAGAAGAGTGTATGGGATGGTTCGCCACTCGAAGGTATTCGTAAAATGAGTGCTGATGCGATCGGATTTGAGGGCGAGGCGCTCCTATTCAACCTCTGCAAAAAGTATGGC